AGTTGATACTGCTTCATTAATCGTCGATGGAACTTGTGACTACACTGATGCAGGAACTGTTACTTTAACAGAAAGAATCCTTCAACCAGAGGAATTCCAAGTAAATCTTACTTTATGTAAATCAGATTTCCGTTCGGATTGGGAAGCTGTACAAATGGGATATTCTGCATTTGACACTTTGCCTCCATCTTTTGCTGAATTCTTAATTGCTCACGTAGCTGGAAAAGTTGCTGAAAAAACTGAAAACAACATCTGGGAAGGTGCTACTGCAACTGCAGGAGAATTTGACGGATTTGTTCCTCAGTTAACTGCTGATGCAACTGTTGTAGACGTAGTAGGAACAACTGTAAATGCAGGAAATGTTATTGCTGAGCTTCAGAAAATTCTTGATGCTATTCCTAACACTGTTTATGGAAAAGAAGATTTAAAAATCTATATTTCTCAAAACATTGCTAAGTCTTATATCGCTGCACAAGCTGCTTTAGGTTACAGAGAGTTATTCAACGACGGAATGACTAACATGAACTTCCAAGGAGTACCATTATTTGTAGCTAACGGACTTGCAGATGATCACGCAGTTGCTGCTGAAACTTCTAACCTTTATTTTGGAACTGGGTTATTATCAGATTCTCAAGAAGTAAAAGTTTTAGATATGGCTGATCTTGATGGTTCTCAAAATGTAAGAGTAATCATGAGATTTACTGCTGGAGTACAATACGGAATTGGATCTGATATTGTTCTTTATTCTTAATAACTAATTAATTAATTTTAGAAAAGGGGTTGGGAAATTTACCCAGCCCTTTTTTTATTTAAAACCTTAAAAACTATGGCTTGTCCTTTAACAAAAGGTAGAATTGAACCGTGTAAAGACTCAGTTGGGGGACTGAAAGCGGCGTACTTTTCTACTGCATTCGGAGATTTAAATGCTTCGACAATAGAAACTGCTGATGATTCAATTGAAAATTTTGATTCAACAACAGCTACAGTATTTAGATATGATTTAAGAGGAACTTCATCTTTCGAAGGTGCTATCACTAGCTCAAGAGAAAATGGAACTTCTGTATTTGATCAAACTTTAAATTTAAGTTTAAAGAAATTATCTGCTGCTGATAACAAAGAAATAAAGTTGATGGCTTATGGTCGTCCACAAATTATTGTAGAAGATCACAATGGAAACTTCTTTTTAGTAGGTCGTGAATTCGGGGCTGAACTAACTGGAGGAAGTATGGTAAGTGGAGCTGGAATGGGAGATCTTTCAGGATATACTTTAACCTTTGCTGCACAGGAAAAAACATTAGCAAACTTTATAAATGTTGATTCTGTTAGTGACACGCAAATCCAAGTTGGAACTACAACAATTACCGTTACTGGAGGAACTGACTTTTAGTAGTTAATTTTAATTGTTTAGGAAAAGGGTAGCTATAATGGTTACCCTTTTTTTTATATAACAAAAACTAATTTTTATTATTGTATTAATATGATAGTATTAAAAAGTACAACAGAAACTCAAGCATTTGATTTTATTCCAAGAGAATATGTGCCTTCTTTAGATCCTATTTATAAAGTATCTATATTTAGTGAAATACAAAATAAAGAAATTTATTCTCAAACAACTTCAACTTTTGATTCTATAAGTTATTACAATTCTTATTCTGATGTTTTTACGTTAATAGAAGATCAATTTTATATGCTTACAATTGAAAAAAATAATGAAGTAATATTTTTAGACAAAATATTTTGTACAAATAAAGCTACTGGCAATTACTGGACTAAGCCTTTAACTAATTGGACGGATGAAAACACTAAGACTAATGAAACGGATAACGAATTTATAGTAATATAATATGGAAAATTTACATATAATAAATTTAGCGCAATATAATAGGCCTGAAATAACAGAGAACAAATATAAAGATTGGGTTAATTATGGTACCAACAATGATTATTATCAATATCTTATAGATCGATATTCAGGAAGTGCAACAAATAATGCTATTATCAATGGAGTAACAAACATGATATATGGCAAAGGTTTAGATGCTAGTAATAGTAGTAAAAAACCAAATCAGTATGCTCAAATGAAATCCATATTTTCAAATGAAGATGTTAGGAGAACAGTATTTGATTTAAAGCTTTTAGGAGAGGGTTCAATGCAGATTCTTTATAAAAATGGCAAAGTACATAAAGCAGAACACTTCCCAAGACAAACTCTAAGGCCAGAAAAGTGCAACGAGGAAGGCAAAATAGAAGCTTATTATTATTATCATGACTGGACTAAATTAAAGCCCTCAGATAAGCCTAAAAGGATCCCAGCATTTGGTTGTGGCAACGGAAAAGAATCTGAAATAAAAATAATTAAAAGATATGTATCAGGTTTTGATTATGTAGTACCTGTAGATTATCAAGGTGGATTAGCTTATGCTGAACTTGAAGAGGAAATTGCAGACTATTTAATTAACGAAGTGCAATGTGGATTTAGTGGTACTAAAGTAGTTAACTTTAATAATGGTGTTCCTGACAGGGAAAAACAAATGGAAGTTAAAAGTGATATACTAGGTAAATTAACTGGATCTAGAGGAGAAAAAGTAATTGTAGCATTTAATAATAATGCAGAATCAAAAACAACTATTGATGATGTGCCTTTAAATGACGCACCTCAACATTATGAGTACCTTTCTAATGAGTGTGTTAAGAAACTTATAATTGCACACAGAGTTACTTCTCCATTATTAATTGGGGTTAAAGATAACAATGGTGGTTTAGGTAATAATGCAGATGAAATCAAAACTGCAAACTTATTATTTGATAATATAGTAATAAAAAACTATCAAGGCCTTCTAATTGATTGCTTTGACTCTATTTTAGCAGTTAATGGTATTTCATTAAACTTATATTTTAAGACACTACAACCTCTTGAGTTGATTGAAATAGATCAAGATGTAGACAAAGAAACAAAGGAAGAGGAAACTGGAGTAAAATTATCTAAACAAGATCAAGATACATTAGATAATAAAGTATTTGATTCTATTAAGGAATCAGGAGAAGATGAAGATTTAGAAGGTTGGACATTAATAGATTCACAACCTGCTGGTGAAGACGAGAGTAAAATTCATAATCTTTTAAAATTTGCTACAGTAATTAAAAGCTCACCGAATAAAAAATCAAAAGAACAAGATACTGAGTTGTTTAGAATACGTTATCAATATGCACCTTTAGATACATCACCAAATAGTAGGGAATTTTGCAAAAAAATGGTATCAGCTAAAAAAGTATATAGATACGAAGATCTCCAAGGTGAATTAACTAATAATGCTGGATTTGGTCCAGATGGTACGGAATCATATTCTATATGGTTATATAAAGGAGGTCCAAACTGTAAGCATGCTTGGGAACGTAAAATATATTTAAAGAAAAATAATAAGAAAATATCAGTTGGACAAGCAAGACGTATTATAACTAGTTTACCAGTAGATGATAGAAAAGATGCAAGATACGATACTAATCCAAAAGAAGTAGCAACTATTCCATTTCAAATGCCTAATAGAGGCTATAAAAACCCACAATAAAAATGGCTGAAGCATTATTTATAACAAGAAAAGATATTGTAAAATTTACCGCTATGAACGGGAACGTTGATACTGATAAATTTGTACAGTTTATTAAGATTGCACAAGATATACATATTCAAAATTATTTAGGAACAGAGCTTTTTGATAAAATTTCAAATGATATTATAGCTTCTAATTTAACTGGTGATTATTTGTCGTTGGTTAATAATTATGTTAAGCCAATGGTAATTCACTGGGCTATGGTAGAATATCTACCTTTTAGTGCATATACTATTTCTAATAAAGGAGTTTATAAGCATACGTCAGATCAATCTGAAAGTGTTCCAAAAACTGAAGTAGACTTTTTAATTGAAAAAGAAAGAAATTTAGCACAGTATTATACTGAGAGATTTATATCTTACATGAGTTTTAATCAAAACCAATTTCCTGAGTATTTATCAAACAGTAATGGGGATATATATCCAGATAGAGATGCAAGCTTTAGTGGATGGGTACTATAGGTTATAAACCAAAAAAGAAAAATATAAATAAGTTGATGGCTTATTTAAAAAAGAAAGAAAAAAACCTACTAGATGAGAGGCAATATATCAAACGCAATAAGTAAAGACAGCGTTAAAAGAGGTTATGTAAGTGAAAAAATTAGTGTTACGTGGCGACATTACATAAGTGGTATTAATACTTACACTCTTTACGAAACATCGTCAACAACTACATTTCCTTTTGCTTATGGTGGTATTCCTGTTCCTTATAATGCTTATTTTAGTCAATTTATAATATCGTCAATGCCTTATTCAAGTAGGCAATTTCCTAACGGTAGTTCTTTGACTTTAAGTGTTTATGTAGATGGTACTTTAAAAGGTAGTCAAACAGGTTCTTATGGTAATAACGTAAGGGAAACCGTAGTATTAGATTTTGGAGAATCAATAGAAATAAATAGAGGTGAAACAGTAACGCTAAGGCTTCAAATTGATGGTCAATGGTGGTATTGTGCAACTACGTCAATAATAACACAACGATAATGGAAAACCCGAAATTAGCATTAATACCAAGCGGATATAAAAGTGGAACTGTTTACTCAATTTTACCTACTGATGGTGTTGGAGATTTTGATTTTAGTAGAGGCTCAACGGCTACAAGAGTTAATAAAGATGAACTAATAGAAACGGTTAATAATAATGTACCAAGATTAGATTGGTTAAACAGCGATTGTCCTAGTTTATTATTAGAACCACAAAGGACAAACCGTTTAGGTTATTCAGAACAGTTTAACACTATAAATTGGGGAAAATCAAATTCAACTATTGACCCAGATAGCACTATAAGTCCTAATGGAGAATTAAGTTCTGATAAGTTAATTGCTAATACAATAAATACAAGTCATTATATGCAAGCTACTGTAAGCGGTTTATCCACTTCAAGTGCTGCTACATTTTCTATTTTTATAAAAAAAGCAGAGATAAGTCAATTACAATTATTATGTGCCCAAAATTCAAGCCCTTTTACGAATTGGGCTAGATTAAGTTTTGATTTAAACACTTTAACTGCATTTAGCAGTACCGTAGGCACATTTGGTTATAAAGATTACGGTAATGGTTGGTTAAGAGTTTTTGTAACAGGGACACCAACAACTTCAAACGCATTAATTAGGGTTTCATTGATGAAAAATTCAACGGGTATTTTTGCAGGGAATAACAATGATGGTATTTACTTATTCGGCGCACAAGTTGAACAAGGAAGTTATCCAACAAGCTATATAAAAACGCTATCGGGCACAGTAACAAGGCAAAAAGATATTTGCATAAACGGGGGCGATTCTGATTTGTTTAATATTACAGAGGGAACGTTTTTTGTTGATGCATATGCACCGAATAGCACAAATTCAACCATAATTTCATTAAGTAATGGCACTGATGCCCAAAAAATAACACTTCTTTTTGAGGCGGTAAATTCAAGGGTTAGGACTTATTCATCTGGTGGGGTATTATATTATGATAACTTAAGTTATAACCAAAGAAATAAAATATTAATAACGTTTAAACTTAACGAATATAAGACTTATATAAATGGCTCTTTAGTTAGTACCGACACAATTGCAACAGTACCGACAGGAATGTTTAAATTGAATTTTTCTCATAACAACGGAACAATTTTACACTTTGA